GAATAATACCCAAGCTCGGAGCCTACCCAAGTGAGCGCAGTAAGGCTTCTGGTCCCCAACCCCAACATCTTGCTCCAGTCCGGGTTCGCCAAGATGCCACTGAGCATTTCCATATACGCCAGGAAAGGGCCAATGAAGGGATGCTTGACGGCCCCCGCCAGTGTCATACCAGACCCCATCGCCGTTTGACAGTGAGCGTCTATGGAGTACACCCCATCTGTCACTCCTGCGGCGAACTTGGCTGACTGCTTCAGCCCACCTAGCAGAGGCAAACCCTTGTAGTAGTACTTGCGCTGGTAGGCCAGCAGCGTGGAAGAGTGCCATGTGTCCTCTAGCTTGAGCTCCAATCCTAGTTTCCTGAAGTTCCTGTCGAGGGCGGCTCGCAAGACGAGAAGGAACCCAGCTCTGTCAGACACCTCAGTCACATCGACTAGGATCACCTGGTTGTCTCCCAGACCAGCCAACTCGTATCCGGCTGTGAAATCCTCCATAGTCCTGTGGATACAGGTCTGGGTCAAGAACGTCCAAAGGCACTGGCAGATCCCCTGGTTTCCACCATTGTAGCCTTCCCAACAGTTGAACCGACCGTGGATTCCTGGAGGATTGAAACTCTCTGACGACACGAAGACTGATTGCTTGAAGGGCCACATCATTTGGTCCCACCAGGTAACCCCGAACAGCTGATTGAGCAAGTTCTGTGTAGGGTAGGTCGCAGACTCATAGTGGAAGTGGTTCCACGCCTTGAGGTCAAGGTGTATCGCCACCACGACCTTCTCGGGGTCTGCCATGGTCGCGGAGAATCGGTCAATTCTCTTTAGAAGATCCGCACCAGGCATGCTGAGGGTTTGTTCGTGCATGTACGGAAAGATAGTATCTTTGATGTTCCGCTCGAGAGTGGATGCCCGCAATCTCACGTGGGGGTGCAGCACAGAGTACATTCTGAGGTCGAACTTGTTCTCCCATTCTTTTCCAAGGAGCGCAATCACTCTCTCTGCGAAAGGTAGACCTCCTAGCTCGGCACATGTCTGGAACAAGACCTCTATGTCTATAGTTTCCTGGTCAAGAATCCACTGAATGAGACGGCGCTCTTGCTTTGTCCCCGGAGGAGTTAGGTTCAGCTCTCGCTGCACCACGTCCGCATAGTACTGAGCGATCTGCCCACGGTCCACGCCACAAGACTTATCGTCCATCAGGGCCAGCGGGTCGGGTATGTAGTTGAAGTCAAATGTCTTCATGGGAATGAGCTCCGCCCATGACGAGTTGGTAATCTTGTTGAGTTCCGCAAGGGAAGGGCACACCCCGGACAGGTAGATATCCTGTATCTTCTGGTCCATGAATAGGTCCTCTTCCACCTGGATGAGAGAGCCCTCCTTAGTGTAGTAATTCAAGAGCAAGCGCTTGAACATCACTCCCCTGACTTCTCGTATGAACTCAAAGTCAGTCTCTCTCACTTCTGTCCCATAGTTGTACATTTTCTTCATTCCCTCTTCCTCTGAGGCAACAGGCAACCAGTGGATCTTTTCTTGCCCGAACTGCTCCATCACTGCATGCACCCCAGCCTCTCCCACTGCTTTCAGGTAGTCCCTGAACCGCCCTGCTATCGTGGAGGCTTCAATCCAGATCAACCGCTTGTCTGTGGCCAAGCTGTCCAGCGTTCTCTGCAGAAACCCGACGTCTGATACGTCGTCTCCAAACGCTTCCAGCACTGCCCCAGTTGCCAGTGCCTCCAGCAACTTGAAAACTGAGCAAGCTTGGGACCCCAGGCGTGAGTAGACACCGTCTAGATGGTCATACAGGCTCAAGGTCAGCTCCAGAAACCCAGTTCCTCTGAAAGGGTAAATGTCCTGGACAAGGACCGTGTAAGCCACAGCGTGGAATCTGGCCTCAATTTTGTCTAGGACATTGAGGAGCCAAGTGTAGTCTATTATGGCGAATGTCTTCCCTTGAGTCGGAAGCCTCACCAGAGACCGCCGGAAACTGATCCCGGGGAGAGTCTTGATAGAAAACTCCCCTTCTTTCCGCGATGCGGCGTGCGCCACTTCAGAGTGAATTTTGCAGACCACAAGTTTCCCTCGCCAAGCCTTCAAAAGCGTCTGGTTTTCTGTCAATTTGCGGCTGAGACCGTCCACCGAGCAGCTTGTGTCAACACCCAAAGAGCCGTAAATGACCTTGGCCTGAATTCTGATGGACTCTTCCGTCGCCGACAAAGCAGCTTCGAGAGGCTTCTCCGCGTTGGCGAAAAGGACATTAGCTCTGCTCAGGATTGTGTCCTCAATCAGACAGAATATCGGAGTGTCTCCAACAAAACCATTTGGATCAGTCACCAGTTCCTCAGCTGGCCAGTCCCCTCCTGCCCACGGAAACCGCTTTGGAAAAGCTGTGAAGAATTCTGGCTTGTTGGTGGTGAGAGCAACATCTAAGTGCCTGCCATACTGCACCACATTCTTCGGCGCGTAGGGAGCGTTAGGAACTCTTGCTGCCATATCGAAATGTGGTCTTGAAGTTTTTCTTAATAGTTCTTGAACAGCCCAGACCGTTCGGCTGGTTTCTTGGAGGGCTTCAAGCTCAGAGGCTTGGACGGAGGGGTGAACTGCTTGGCCCCGCCCCAGCCGAACGTGGGGTTGGGCTGGTTCTGAGCAGACGGCATAGGCTGTTTGGTAATTCCAGCCAAGGAGGGGGCCACGGATGCAGCACTCGCTCTAGAGCTTCCTGAAAGCACAGAGCTGGCCTGACTCCCAGGAATCTGCGTCCCCATGAGCACGTTTGTTAGCTTAAGCACTGACGTGGTCAGCTCCTCGAGCTTGCTCTCTATTCCCTTCTGCCGCTCGACCAGCTGCTTCTTGAGAACCCCCATAGTGCTCACTATGGCATCCGACCTATCGGTCGCGCTGACCCCGGGCCCAATGTCCTGGCCGCCGATGTTCACGCACTCTTCGGGGAGCGAGCACAGGCGCTCCGTCAAAAGCTCGAATGTTTCCCCGCCAGTGACCCAGCCGTTGGAAGCTATGAGCCCCAAGGCCAAAAGACACTGCAAGTTGGCCCCAGCGATTGGGATGAGCCTCCTTCTAGTGTTGTGAGACCAAGCTCGCGGGATCATCTTAACAAAGAAGCGAAGGTCGTCCAGCCCCTCTGTCGCTCCCAGGTGGGCCCACACATCCGCCATCCACAACTTAGAGACTGCCTCGAGGTGAGCCTGCGACAAGTCCCCAGGACACACGGCCCCGCTACCGTCTGGGAGCATTCGGTCTATCTGGTCACGGAGGTTGATGGGAATAGTGTAAAACCCATCTTCGTCCAGGAAGTAGTCGAACCCCTCATTGAAGAACTCCGCAGGCATCAAGCTGCTCGGACTCTGTCTCTTAGCCCCCGGGGTGGAGCCCTGGTCCGAGTTTTTGGACCTTGAGAACCTCGACCTGGACTTGCTCCTGTTCCCTCGGGTGCGGATCCCCTTCCAGTTAGTCCCCGCTCTGGCGTCCTTGAAAGGGTTGGCCGCCTCGGCTGTCTCGGGTGCGCTCGAGTGACCTTCCGCATTGCCAGCGGGTTTCTGACTTGCCTCTGAGTTCACCCCATGGGAAGTGTTGGCCGAGGGCTCCGGGACGCTCGGACCTTTCTTGTTCTTCTCGGAAGCAGGCACCGGAACCGGATCTTGCGCCTTGGGCTTAGTCGGGGACGCAGCGAAGCTGCCAAACCCGATTGTGAGTTTGGCTTTGTCGGCGTCAGTCAGCTGAATGTCCGCAGGGTCAACAAGGGTGGCGCCTTTTCCTTCCTTGGCAAGCTCCTGCACACTCTTGAAGAACTCATTCTTGTCTTTGTCGGACATAGTGGAACACTTCGTTGTCTCTTTTAATCTGTTCTTGAAGTTTTTATCTTTGCCGAACACTGTAGGGTTGGTGCATGACATTTGGTCTCCGCTACCACCCTCCAGTCCCGAAGAAGCCGGACTTTGAGAGAAAAATAGGGCCGAATATAGTGCCCTTCCGACCCACAAAGCGACCGCCCCAGAAGCAAGTGCAATGGCAAAGCCAGTCAGATCCATGTGATAACCCGACCAGCAGTGTGTCAATTTGTTCTTGAAGTTTTTGTTCATGGCATGGTCAAGGCCTAGCCAAGTATAGGAGAGACCTTCTAATCGCCACCCACGGATTCTATGACCTGCCTTTCGATATCTTTCAGAGAATCGACTAGGCCATCATAGTACTCAAGGTACTGGTTGAGAAGGACTGAGTCATCCTCCCCACCAGCATTGATCAGTATGTCTCTGATGGAGACGGCGCTCTTGACGTCCCTGTTGAAGCGCTCTTCCAGGTTCTGAAGGGCCACCTGTGCCATCCCCTGCTTGGGCAGCGGAACTTTGTGCGTGATGGCGCTTCGCACAGATGCGCACTGACCCTTGATCAGTTCCTCAGCCTTGGCGACGTAGGCAGTCTGATACTTCATCTGAGTTGCCAAGTCTGCCTTCTTCTTCTCCCTGTTGAACCAGGGGCCAGTAGTCCCCGTGTGGACGCACTGCAAGTACAGTGTCTCGGCTGAGACGTCCTTGACCAAGGACAGGAAGCTGTCCACCTGGCTGCTTGACGCGTGCTTGACCTGGTCCAGAACATCGTTCAAAACCGGCCCTGGAAGGGAGGCCACTCTGGCCTTCAGAAGCTCTTTGTCGGAGACGGACTTCAGATGGGATGCCACTCCCTCGAAATTGAACTTCTTGAAGGTGGCCCTTTCGTCCTCACTAGTCAAATTGCTCAACCTGTAGTGAAGGGCAGAGTACGCATGGCAAGGGAAGGACTCCACCCTCAAGGCATGCACTTGGGTCGAAGTCATGGCCACGAAAGGACGCCCAGTGACAAGGGCCCTCATCGCCGCGACTGCCTCTTGCTCTTCCACCACTTTGGGGCTCATCACCACCTTGTGAGCTTTGATCAATGTGTCCAGCTCCAGAACAAAGCCAATAGTGCTTTGGTGGTGGCCCGTGTAGACCATCTGGGCCTGGCCGTACAGTTGGATTGGGAACTGCATGGTGTGACCAGCTCTCTTCAGGTCAGCAGCGTCGGGAATGTCCCTCTCCAGAACCTGAAGGTCAAAGTTCATGTTCTTGTCCCGGCCCATAAACACGCCCATGACTCCGGTCACTTCGTTGGGGAGCATTTGGTTGCTTTTGACGAAGTGGTTCATGGCGTCCGAGATGTGGTTCTCTTCGGGCGCGTTGGACCCATAGGACACACAGGCAGCCCTGATCCTCTTGCAGACCTGGAGTGCAGTGGACTTCTCGTCACTGTATGCGGGAATGAGTACGCAGACAGCAAGCGCGCTTTTCAGCTTTCGGTCGAACTCAGCGGGAGGCAGAGTGTTGCCCACGTCGGGAGGCAGTTGGTAGTGCACCTCCATTTCCTCCGGAGTAGTGTACTCTCCGAAATCCGTCAGTTCTTTTATTGCCCAAGGGTAATGGGACGCCAGAGCAGTGAGGACCTTTGACATGAGCGGGACAGAGTTTGTCTCGAACATAGCGAGGAACCGACTGTCCGATAGGGACGTGAAGCGTGGCTTGGACGTTATGTCACTAAACCCGGCTGTGAACTTCAGGTCGTTCTTGGCCCAGTCTTCGGTGTACGTGAAGTTCACCAGCTCGGCGCCGACAATGCCCCTCTTGGCAAAAATGTCCCAAACCGCAGCCGGCGGGGGAAAGCCTTGCAACTTGAGCAGGGCATTGTAGGGCTTGTTTCCCACGTAGAGTTCCCCTGTCACTATTGCGTAACTCATGGTGGCCGTAGCGTCTTCCACGTTCCTTTTGAGGGCTCCATCCACCAGCTCCTCCACCTTCGTCACCTGGAAGTACACCACCAGGACGGCGATGTCAGGCTCAAGCATGGCCTCCATCAGGGTCTCAAGGTAGCTGTCAGCGGTGACAAGCTTTGTCTCTCCCCCCCAGCCGAGCCCCGCCAGAGGTGAGTCCTCTCCGAGCTTTTCCATTAGGGCGCCTAGAAAGGCGTCTCCCGATACCCTCCGCTGACCGTCTTCTTCAGTCATCGTTGTGGAACTAGAAAAGAAACCCGCACGAGTCTGTATCCAGTCGGTAGACAAGGGGTGAGAAAAACTCTATAAATCTGATCTTGAACTATTTGGTCAGCAAGCCACACCATAGTCGTAAAGCAGTGCCGCAGGGGCTCCACCCGATCGTCCG